TATCAGTACCCTCAGAGGTATCTGTGACATCACCATATTCTGGATCAAGAATGTATCCCAAAAGCAATTCATAAGCTTGCTTCCCATAACCATATACCTTGATTCCTTCACTCTCTCTGCCGCGAACGACGACAGGTGAGAAAAAACGAGCACGAACAAAAAGCGACTTAGCCAACTTTTTACTCTCCTCGTCATTGTTTTGTGTACCTTCACGCCATAATGAAGACGCAAATTCGCAAATTGGGCAATTGTCGCCAAAATTACGTTTCGGACACATAATACCTCCGCGATGATCTCCAACGTTATAGTGGAAAGACACCTCTTTCAACGGATCGCCATCTGCAGTAGGCACGATACGAATATCAGTGTCTCCTTCATCTGGGCGAAACCAGACAGATGTGTTATCGCTGGTATTCTCCCCTCGCAATGCAGCGAGTTTCTTTTTCATTAGTTCCATATTGATTCCCATAATTTATCTCCTTTTTTTGATGTTTATGAGTTCGCAACAAGCGTTCCTTGTTACTTTATTATAAAACACTCAACGTAGCATGTCAAGCGTTATTTTGGATTGCATTGGTGTGGCTAATGCAAAAGCCAAAGTCTTGTTCTAGTGATGTCTCGTATATAGCATACGAGATTTTCCGAAAAGCATTTCTCGGCTTTTCTTTCAAAATATTCACCAACTTCTTGTGAAGTCCTCCTTCTTCTCTCATTCGTTTTTCGTTTATACACATATAATAACACAACTCTCTATCGATGTCAAGCGGAAAGCACCACTTTTCTTCAAGAGTTTTCATATTCAACATTGCAATCGATCTAATACGATTAATCTCAGATGGCTTTGAAACTTGTCCGATTTCTGGTTCTGTGTGTTCAAAGAAATTTAAATAATGCATTGTCGAAAAAATCGAACTGTTCAAGGTATCATAATAATCCTTAACTGGAACGTTTTGTAGTATGTTTTCCAAATTTAAATTCGAAAACAAAGTAATGGAGTTTAAAAGCCCAGAACGAGCATACTCTTGTAAAATACCAAAAACAGCTTTCTCAACCAATCGAGGTACACCAGTAAGCAACTCAGTGTCAGGTTTAATATAAAAAACATTTACCTTTTTATCTTTAATTTGTTCAAGTATCCCAAGAGCATAATTTGAACTATACGATGCCCCCATAACAATAAACTGCACATCATTATCAATGTCTTTGAAGAACTTTTTAACATTCGGAATGTTCTCTTCATATTCCTCTGGCTTGTCGTATTTCTTCAATTTAAACTTATACTTAGATGCGCGTGATACGTTACTGTTCATTAAATACACATTATAATTTGATGTATCAGCAAACTTTTCTGCGATAGCAGACGCCGCATTTCCTAATCCAATAATTGATATCATAGTTTAAGATCTTCTAACTCTAAATAGTTCTTACCAGCCTTCAAATTAACTAAATAATTGCCCAATCGGTTTTCTGAAAATACCTTTTTAATATCAACAATGTAATCACGCTCATCGTCGGTAACATCCAATACAATTTCGTCATGGACAATATGCGAAATGAATGATTTCTTACCGGTTAATAATTCATCAATTTGAACAGCTTTTTCTAATACCAGATCGGCAGTTGTGCTCTGCACAAGATAATTTAACGCCTTCCTCTCTCCAACCATCAATTTACGGCCAAATGGCGTTGTAACGCTACCATCGGCATACCATCTGTCAAGTGCTTTATTTTTATCGTATTCTCTGCTTTTAATGTCATTCGAATCTGGATTATATAGCCACGCAAAGAATGTCGTCTTCACCTCTTCCCTTGTTAGAGTGCGATTACCAAATACATTTTTCATATTCCAATCATGAATATCCTCTTGTGGTTGCGAATCGCCACACAATGCCAGAAATGTCCTCACTTCGGCGCCATTGTAATCTAGCGAAATAAACCAGTCATTCTTTGGCTTAATCAACTTCCGCATTTCTTTCATCATCGTGAGAATAGGAAAAGAACCAGGAGCAGTGGTTAATCTGCCTGTCACGGTGCCGAAAAGATTGTAATCGATGTATCGTTTTCCATTGAGCAATTTTTTGATTTTTTCACGAGCATACGAATTATAAAACAACGTTTTACAGTCCTTATTGTTAACTTCCAAATCTTGATATTTGATTTTGTACAACAATTTTGCTAGCTTATCCAAATGATCATAGTTTACTGGTTTTTCAAAGTTTTCAAAAACGTGCTTTGTTATCTGATTCTTTGCTTCACAAAACTGCAGCAAAAAGTCATTCGGAACTAAATCAAAAAAGCAATGTTCGTGCAAATTGATCCTACCGATTCGAAATGAATTCAGATACGCCACAAAACGGCGCTGGAGTCTTTTGAAATCATCAAGCATATCCGCTGAACATGCCTCTTCTAAAGACAAACCAGAACACAACAATGAAGCATACTCCACGTTTGGATCTATGATGGATCCTGTGTATTTCCAGGTTTTTGTTAGATTTGTTGGAATATCGTCAAAGTGTAACTTACCATCGACATATATACCGACACATTCCGATTTATCATCCAACGTTTGAAATATCAAGGTTCCTCCGCATCACGTCTTGCTTTCTGTTGTATACTAATATAACTCATTGAGCCGCGATAGTCAAATGGTTTATTTAAAATTCTTTCAAAATTATATAAACTTCTTCCAACGCCATGAATTCTATACAATGCAATGCTATCTGAAATTAATTTGTCCTGTTCGTGTGGTTGAAATTCTGACTCTTCTTCTAAAAAACGAATTTTGAGATATAATTCTAAAAAATATATATCGCTAAAATCTTCACTTAATTTCCCCTTCGAATAATCAACCGGCACAACAACCTTGGTGACAGTTCTTCCGTTGCACTCTTCATTTATCAATATCTTCTTCGGCTTTAGTTTATTATACAGGTTTAATAATAAAAATTTAAACTTTTTATAGTACCCAACGTGGGCTGGGATATATGCTGATTTTATAATATCATCCAACGATGTCAAAGTGCCATAATTATATTTTTTAGAATATTCTAACATTATCTCAGAGCCGATATCAGCAACTATTCTCCAAGGAATAAGTTTATCCACCACAAATCCATATGAATTACAGGCATTTACATAAAAATCCCAATTTACACTTGAAATAAAGTCGCTTATCTTCTCAGCATCGTTGGTTGGATCCAAATCTGCTATTTCCACAACTAAAGCGGAACAATTAATAGGACAAAACCGGCTCTTCATATACGCTGGCTTTGTGAATGGATAAGATTTCACAAACGCTGGCAAAAGCACCATAATTTCTCTCATAAATTCACCAAAATCTTTAAAAACAATTTGCTTCGAATTAAATTGAGATGCCAAGGCAGCAAAAACTGAATCTAGATAATCTAAATATTTTCTCTTTGGATCTTCATATGCTTTATAGGCTGTCAGTTTACTTAAATATTTATCATTTGAACTTATCTTTCCAGCCATGGCACATTTATCAAATTGCTGCGATAAATCACTAAACGCTTCGGCAACAAAATTCATCACAGACACACTCTTCGAAGGATCTGCGGAATTTTTTAATTTCTTTGTGGTGCTAAACGTTTTATCAAACACCATTGGTACAAAAAACCTATCGACTCTTCCATATAACAACTTCTCACCAAAATTAAAATCAACAATGTTGCTTACATCTTCAGTGCTTATAACATAAGTTCTATAATTCTTTCTTTTAAAGAATAGATCTCTTGCATTCTCGTCGTTCGAATCCGCAAAATAATCAGACATATATATTCTCCTTTATTATAATTTCATCATTTACATATCTAGACATTTTTATATATTCCTCAATTAAAGACTAAAGCCGCCAGGGATTTCGCCGCCAGCAGTTGGGTCATCCTCTATCTTTTTCATGAAGGCAGCGACAGCAGCGCGGGTTTCTGCCAGTTCAGCACACGCTTCGGAATCGGTTGCAGTAGCGGGGGAAGTAATGTCTGTCCCGTCACCTATCAAAGCTGAATCTTTAGTATCAGCATGCAATCCTGCTACCCATTTGGCGTGGAGTTTTGTCTCTGCTCTGCCGACACCAAAAAAATGTTCTGATTTCCAAACCATACAATACCCACCAATACCATATCTCGTTATATCAGTAACAGCACCAGAGCCATAGACGGCGCCGCCTGGTAACCAGCCGCGAGGATCTACATAAATGTAAGTTCCAGGAAAAGCAGTAACAATAGGAAACGCATCAACAGTAACATCATATACCTCTAACAATTGCTCCAATCCATCATATCCTGACTGTTCAAATCTAAGTTCTTTTAAGCCGGCTGCGTCTGTTTTTTGTAGTGATATCTTTTTCACCAATCCACTATCTTTACCCATTAAATAATGGAAAATTCCATGTTCACTATCCTCGTCTATATCGCCGTTTTGTTTCTCAGTAGGCCTCACTCTGCCGGCAGAAAAAATGAAATAATTAACTTCAGCGCTGACATGTTTTTGAGTCACTGGAAGCCCTGAGACGCCAGAAATTCTTAAAATCGGCATTTGCGCTGGAGAAATATCACTGACGTTTAGTCTAAAATAGCT